GTAAAATTTTCCAGATTCTACTGGCAAAATGGGTAAATTCATTAAATCGTTGAATACGATTGGGAAGAAAGCGTGGAATGCGGTAAATTCAGACGCAGCAAAAAAGTTTTATGGAATTGTTGGTAAGGCGGCGACTCGATTCGCAGAGAGTGAAATAGGTTCAGCGACAATAGATGGGTTGGTGCAAGGTACGGTGAACTCATTATTAACGGGAGAGTCATATGGGGATTCAGTTAAACAGGCTATAGTTTTAAATGTTTTGAGTAGTGCGGATGCGAAGCCAGATCCTTTATCGCCTGGGGAGCAAAGCATGTCGCACAGAATAAAAGAACTTGAAGAGATCGAGAAGAGCGAACAAATTTTCCAGAAATATGAAAAAGAACTATTAAAAATAATGGGTAATGAAGTTAAGGAGGTTAGAGATTATGCTACAAAGGTTCATGACGAGACCCAAGCAAGTGATAAACAAATCGAAATATTAGAGAAGGCGGTGAGGGGGTATGGTAAACTCATTAAGCATGAGACCGAAAATGTAAGTAAATTGTCGAGTGCGTTGAAGAAGGAAATTGAAGCAAGGACCTCCGATGAGCTTAAAATAGTTGATGATTATAAATATAAGATTGACGCGTTACGTAATGCGATTGAAGTTGAAAAGGAGTCAATGCAAGAGGAAGCTGTAGAAGAAATTATAACGATGTCAACTGAGGTGTTGGAAGCGGCTGCGGAAGAGTTTCCAATTGTAGGTGCCGCGACAGCTTCAGCGATCGCGACTGCGAGAGCTGCAGAGGGAGCTTTTAAGCTCAAAAAAGTTATTAAGATGTTATCAGGAATTGATTTAAGTCATGTTGATACACCGAGACTACAACCCGCGGTAATAAAAGCAATCTTAGATACTCCGAAGGAGGAAGAAATTAAAGATTTAGCGTTAGCGCGCGCAATAGATGATAAGTTAGAAGTATTAAGGGAAAATTGTGATGAAATTAACCATTTAGAAAATGAGATTGTACCTCTATTTAAAAAGATCGCGAAAGAGGATGCGAAAAGATTAGGAGTTCTAGAACATTTAATACATCCGATAACGGTAAGTAAATTTATAATCCCAAAAAATGAAAAACCTTATATACATATTTATACAGCAGCGTGGGATTCTGATGAAGTGTTCATGTTCTCAGTACATCCGCCACATCATCAAGCGCAGTCATTTTTCTTAGGATTTGATTTAACGCTAGAATATGTATTTTTCGAAGATACAAGTGTGAAGTGGCACATGATGCGTAGTGGTGTACAAAACGTAAGTGGTCGTACGTTCGCGCAAGCTTGTAAAGAGTTCTTGAATTTAGCTTCGACTGTACAAGGAGGCTCTGAAATACATTCAAAAAGGTTATTACGGTCGTCAAGAGATACACCAATATACATGGGGTCGATGCGATATGAAGTTTCATTTCGCATTATGCGTAGTAATGCGTTAGAGCTGGTCCACAATGAGGATTTGCAAAAACATATTTTAAAAGGTCCCAAACATTTTCAAAGACGTACAATTTTAGAAGCCTTGAGATATGGGGTACATATAATGGATCGAAAAATGGATATGACCCTTTTCGCCAGTACTATGTAGTGGGTGACACCATAAGAAGAACGGAAAACCAACATAC